ACGAGCGTCCTAAACGATACATCCAAGCCTTATTCGACATCATCAACGGCAAATCAATACGCGCCATCGCTAAAGACATAGGCGAAAAAGAAAACGTGTTGCGCGAAGAAGTCTTAAACGCAGCATGGCATTTCTACCGTATCGCCGAATGTAACAACACAATCGAACCGGCAAACACAATTCCCGAACTTCGCCATGACGATTATAAGACGCTCGGCAGTTTCGACCGCCTATCAGATTTCGTGCGTGTTGCAATGGCAAATTTCCTGATTCCGTTCGAGGAAAATACAGGAATCAGCCTGATTAATTACAACCAATTCCGCAAGGATTTGATTCGGGCAGAAATCATATGAAAGACATAATAGCCGCAATTCTGATCGCAGCAGTCATCATCGCGGTGGAAGTATCAGGAATCCCGAAAGGGGCGGTACAAGCAAACGAATATCAGAAAAGGCAGATGAAATGAAAATACTTGACCCATGTTGCGGCAGCCGCATGATGTATTTTGACAAACAAGACCAACGAGTTTTGTTCGGAGACATTAGACAAGAAGAGCATTACCTTAAAGACCGTGAATCCATTCGATATTTAGAGGTAAAACCTGATGTCAAAATGGACTTTACAAACCTGCCTTTCGATGACGAGAGTTTTCGTCTTGTAGTTTTCGACCCGCCACATTTGATGCGTGCCGGGAAAAAATCATGGTTGGCCAAGAAGTACGGAAAGTTAGGTGATGACTGGAGGACTGATATTAAAAAAGGATTTTCCGAATGTTTCCGCGTATTGGAAGAGGGTGGAGTATTAATCTTCAAATGGAACGAAAATCAAATATTAGTCAAAGAAATACTATCCTTAACTGAAGAAAAGCCAATTTTTGGACATACAACTAGGAAGCACAAGGTAAATCAAACGGCGACACATTGGTTTACATTTATGAAAGGTATTTAAAAATGAACGAATGGAAGAAAGTATCTGAAGAGTTACCGCCGTTGGAAATGCCTGTTTGGGCTGGGTGGTTTTTTACAGACGGAAGATTTGCAAGTGGTTTATTCGCCTTTTGTGGTGATGGATGCGGAGATGCTTCATGGTGTCTTTGCGAAGATAGAATGTCAGATGATAATTTTATTGATTATCGTGGGGAGTTTATTAGTGAAGAGTACCCCGTTAGTCATTGGATGTATCTACCCGCGATACCCGAAAATCAGGAGTAATGCAATGGCAAAAATCATAATCGAAATCGAAGATTTACCTAACGGCGGAGTTAGATATGAGCCGCATGGAGACCTACTTATCTTAGATGGTGGTACACCTGCCCAATTAACTTGGGTAGCATTGCAAGATGTTATTTATATGCTTGAGAAAATTGGTGCTATGCAAGTTAAATGAATAAAGGACAAGCGAAATGACAATTTCAGACGACCTGAGACAGCTACAAGTTTGACGAAAACGGTAATCCGATTTTCAATGAGAATGGAAAAATCGTAAAATGCGAAAATTACTTTAAACCCGACCTTGCGAAGTTTGTACGGAGCGACAATGCGCCGTCGGCCGAATAATAAGGATAAAGATTATGTGCTATGAAAGCAAAAAACGGAAAGTTATTGATTTAAATTCAACACAATGGTCCCGCATTGAAAAAATCAAAGAATATCAAGATTTTCTTGATAAGAAAATAAAGGAGTCAAAGGAAAAAGGCAAGACGGAGGTTTTTATTAGTGAACAACCTTATTCATTATGGCTCAAGGATATGCCAATGGCGCAAGACTGGGCAGCAGTAGCAGTATTAAGAACATTGCATCAAAAAGGTTTCAAAACTGAGTATAGAAAAATTACCTCGGCTAAAAATATTACTATACTAGAACAGTTGAGAATATCTTGGGAAGATGATTACTAACGAACGAATAGAGATAAATTTCACAGACGGCATTCCAGCCGACCTAGAAAAATCAGAAAGGATAGAAAATGAATCTATCGGAATTAGGTCAACGAATTGACGGCAAGACGGCTTGCGAACTTGTAGCGTTTGCCAACTGTAAAAGCAAGCCGATATCGCGTATCACATTAATACGAATGGAAAAAGACGGGCGGTTCCCTAAACGCTTAAAAACGCCTTTGTCTTCACCAGTTTACGACACGCAAGAAGTTTTGAACGCGCTGGGACTAAAAAAAGAAACCGCCTGATATAGGCGGTTTTTTATTATCTATTGTATATGAGATTTAGAATATCATTTCCCCATCGTTCCAAAGCGGTTTTACGTTCTTCAAGCAATTCAGATCGGTTATAAGCCGTCTGGGTTTTCGTTCCAAGAGAGTGGGCAAGCAGCTTTTCAGCCACGTCGTTATCAACCCTCAACACTTCTCGAAGATATGTTCGAGCAAGGCTTCTCAATCCGTGCGCCGTAGTTATCAATCCCGCCCGCTGCATAGCTACACGCGGGCTTTCTTTGTTTATATGGCTTTGGAAATTGACACTTTCAAAAACATATCGACCGTTTATATTCAATTCTCGCACCTGTTCCAAAACCCAAAGCATAGCGGACGACAGCGGGACAACGTGCGGGCGCCGTTCTTTTTTTCGTTCAGACGGCACATTCCAAACACCCGCATCTAAATCAAGTTCCGACCATTCCATTAATGCCGCCTCTTGGACGCGCGTCATAGTAAGCAACAGCCAGTAAATGCAAAGCCGTGTTACAGGGTGGATTTTCAGACGACCTGAATATAGCGCAAACTCATTACGCTGTTCCAAAAAGTCAATCAGGCGAGGGAGGTCGGACGGTTGTAATGACGCCATGTTTTTTGTTTGCGCCCGTTCAAACACGCCGGTACCAATTTGGACGACTGGATTTATTTCAAGCACGCCCGATCCGACTGCGAACGCAAAAACCATATTAATGCTGTTCCGTGTTTTTCGTAGTGTGTCAGCAATGCCGCGCGCCTCCATCACACGGAGACAATCAACTATATCGGCGGTCTTGACTTGGCGAATATCCATACCGCCCAATTTCGGGAAAATCCAACGCTCAAAATTTCGCATGACCTGTTCGGCGTATTTATCCGACCGATTTTTAGACCAGCGGGCAAACCAATTACGCGCGACGGCCTCAAAAGAAAAATCCGCCCGCGCCTTCGGATTAACGACGTTCTCGCCGTGCGCCCGCTTTCGGCGTATCTCTTCACGCCATTCGCGCGCTTCGGCAAGTGAAAAGTCAGGATACCGCCCCAGAGAGATTGTCTGTTGCTTACCATCCTGCACGAATGACAGCTTCCAGCTGCGTCCGCCTGTTGGATAAACCCATAGGGCAAGACCGCCGCCATCTGACAACTTATACAGTTTGTCTTTTGGCTTGGCGTTCTTAACTTGATTTGCCGTAAGAGGCGTTATGATTTTCGCCATTATGGTAATTCCTCGCTATTCAAAAAATTACCATGCACATTACCATAAAAAATTTGAAACAAAAAGTTTATGATTGATTACATATGATACAGATTGATATAGTTTGATACTATAATACGATGATTCTTTTATGGTAATTGATGTGATTTGATACGAAATGATACGCGGCGTTATGCGGCGTTATATTTATTTGGCGGAAACGGTGTCAGTCATATAATATTTAATACTATGATTATACTTGGTAATATAGAAAAAAATATAAAATTACCATTATCAGAACCATGTAAGATACTTAGCGCATAAGTCTGCATATAATCTCCAATATACCCAATAAAATCCCATCATCCAAACGATGGGATTTTTTTATGATTGAAATCGTGCCGGTAAAAATATCCGAACATTTTGACGAAACGCGCAAGCTGTCGGCGTTGCATTGGCGCGAGACGGAATCGGAATTTTCTGACAGACCGCCCGAACTGGATATACAAACCTATCAAACACTGGAGGCGCAGAACCTGATTATAGCTTTTGCCGCCGTGTCAGATGGCGAGATTGTCGGATATGTTTCAGGCTTCCTATCTCGTCATCCGCATTACGACCAATTAATCGCGCAACATGACCTACTTTTCATTCATCCCACGCACCGAGCGGGGCGATCAGGTTTGAAACTGATGTGCAAATTTGAGCTGGCGGCAAAGGCAGCGGGTGCAAAAAAAGTCCTGTATCACGCGAAGCCGGACAGCAATTTCGCAAAATTGCTGGAACGACTCAAATTTCAACGAGAAGAAATCATATTTCAGAAAGGCTTGTAATATGCCAGCAGCTATACCAATCGCCACACTCATTGTCAGCGCAGCAGGCGTCGGCGCCTCGATTTATCAAGGCAACAAACAAGATGCGGCAAACCGCAATTCGGCAAATCAGGCAAAAGAAAATGCCAAAAAAGCTCAAGCGCAGGCTGATATTGACACCAACCGCGCCAATCAAAAACAAACTGACGCGAAATCTATTTTAAGTCAGCAGCAGCAAGACGCAGCAGGTTCAGGTTCAACCATGCTCACAGGCGTGGGAGGCATTGACCCAAATAGTCTGAAACTTGGTAAGCAAACATTACTGGGCGCTTAAAAATGGTAGACCAACGCAGAAATATTTACCGCCGATGGGACTCTTTAAAGACAGAGCGTTCGTCTTGGATGGACCATTGGCGGGAAATCTCGGAAAACATATTACCGAGAAATGGGCGATTCCTTGACGGCGATTCAAACAGCGGCGGAAAGAAACACAACAAGATTTACGACAACACACCAATCCGCGCATTGGATATTTTGTCGGCTGGACTGATGGGCGGCCTCACATCGCCGTCCCGTCCGTGGTTCAAACTAGCCATGCACGATGACGAGATGAATCAATATCACGAGGTCAAAGAGTGGCTGGCTAAGGTTGAAAACATGATGCTGTCTGTATTCCAGCGCAGCAATATATACGGTTCTCTTCACTCCATGTATCAGGAGTTGGCGGCATTTGGTACGGCAGCCTGCATCATCTTACCGGACTACCAAGACGTAATCAGATGCTACCCGCTGACAATCGGCGAATATGCGGTTGCAACAAACTGGCGCGGTGAAGTTGACACGATTTACCGAGAGTTTGAAAAAAGCGTTAGCGAAACGGTTGAAGAATTTGGCATTGAAAACGTCAGCGAATCAACCCGTAATATGTATGAAAACAAGAAGTACGACCAAAAAGTCAAAATCATTCATGCAATCGAACCGCGCCGAGAACGAGATCCGAATCGCAAAGACTCGAAAAATATGCCGTACAAGTCGGTATATCTTGAAGTTGGGGCAGAGGACGGAAAGGTTCTTCGTGAATCTGGTTTCCTGCAATTCCCCGCAGTCTGCCCAAGATGGGATATCAGTGACAACAACGTTTACGGCAACAGCCCGGCCATGACCGCATTAGGCGACGTCAAACAGTTGCAATTCAATCAACGTATGAAATTGCGCGGGATTGATTATGCCGTCAACCCGCCAATCATTGCGCCGACGAGCATGAAAGGGCAGTCGGCGGGCTTCTTGCCGGGCGGAATCCTGTACCACAACGGCGATGAACAAGGCGAGTCGGTACGGTCGGCGTTCAATGTCAATTTGGATTTAAACCCGCTGCTTGCCGATATCAACGACGTTCGGCAACGGATTCAATCCGCTTTTTATGCCGACCTGTTCTTAATGGTGTCTCAACAATCACAAAACATGACCGCCACTGAAGTCGCGGAGCGGCATGAAGAAAAGATGTTGATGTTAGGTCCTGTATTGGAACGCCTGCAAAACGAACTTATCGACCCACTTATTGAAATCACTTTTGACGCAATGGTTAATGCCGGCGTTTTACCGCCACCACCTGACGCCATTGCCGACCAAGATATCAATGTTGTTTTGGTTTCTATCTTGGCGCAGGCGCAGCGAGCCATAGGCGTGAACAGCATAGACCGCTTTGTCGGGGCGATCGCGTCAGTTGCTCAAATCAAACCTGAAGTTTTGGATAATCTGAATGGCGACAAGTGGGCGGAGATATACGCTGATTCATTGGGTATTGACCCGCGCATACTGACAAATCCAGATGACGTATCTGCAATGCGAGAGCAGCGCGCGCAACAGCAGGCGGCAGCAAGTCAGTTACAACAGGCAGAACAGGGCGCAAACATCGCGCAATCCTTAGCACGGGCGCAAGGGTTATCAGAATAAGCCCTGCATATAATCGGGAGCAGAATATATAAAATGAATCACGTTGATTTTGACGAACTGGAAGCCAAGAAAAAAAATGACGAGTTGCTACTCAGGCAACAAAGTGAAGATTTTGAATGGCTGATGTCAGAGAAGCGCGGGCGCCGCATTATCCGAAACCTACTTGAAGAAGCTGGCGTATGGCGTTCTACATTTAGCGAGACGCCGACCATAGCGGCATTTAAAGAGGGGCGGAGGAATATGGGGTTGAGACTACTCAATCTTATCGAGCACACACCGCATTTTCATTTAATTTTAAGCAAGGAAAGTGACAATGAGCGTTGAAGATAACCCAGGCGAAGTGAACGAAGTACCGGGCGCAGACAATGGCGCGGAGCCACAAAACCAGCCTGAAGAAACTTTACTGGGCGCCGCAGGCAATCAAGGCGACACCTCGCCGCCCGAAAACAACGAGGGCGATCAGGGTAAACAAGAATCAACCCCCGAATCTGAAGTTCCCGAAAAGTACGACTTCAAAGCCCCCGATGGTATGGAGTACGACCAAGAAACCATCGATATTTACGCCGAGGCCGCCAAAGAGGCGGGATTGTCTCAAGAAAAGGCTGACATCATCTTGGGCAAAATTGCCCCGCATCTGGCGCAACAACAAATCAAAGCCGTTGAAAAAGCAAGCGCAGAATGGGCGGCGGCTTCACGCGCAGACGCTGAATTTGGCGGCGACAAACTGAACGAAAACATGGCGGTTGCTGCAAAGGCAATGGAAAAGTTCGCCACACCTGAACTGAAAACATTGCTGAACGAAAGCCGACTAGGGAACAACCCCGAAGTTATCCGCCTGTTCTACCGTGTCGGCAAAGCCATCTCCGAAGATGGTTTCGTATCGGCAACAGGCGCGCCGCAAAACAGCGACGCCCGCGCACTTTTCCCAAACACCAAAAATCTTAATCCATAAGAAAGGAAGTTAAAACATGGCAACCTTGAACTCACGCCATCCTACACTCGCAGACGTTACCGCCCGCTTGGGTCAAGACGGCAAAATCATTCACAACATCGTCGAGATTCTCTCCGAGAAGCATGACGAACTGGAAGATATGGTCGTCGTAGAAGCCAACGGCGTTACCGAACATACTACTACCGTTCGCGGCGGCTTGCCCGATACCGCATGGCGTCGTCTGTATAAAGGTATCCCAAACAGCAAATCAACTGTCGTTTCTGTGAAAGATTCGATGGGCGAACTGGGCGCACGCGCTTTGGTTGATGAAAAATTGCTTACCCTGAATGGAAATTCAGCCCAATGGCTGATGTCAGAAGAAGCTCCGTTCATCGAATCAATGGGTCAGAAAATGGCTGATACATTGTGGTATGAAGACGGCAACATCAATCCTGAACGTTTCATGGGTTTCGCGCCGCGCTTCTCAAACAAGTCTGCCGAAAATGGCCGCAACATCATCGATGCCGGCGGCGAGGGCGCAGACAACGCCTCTATTTGGCTGGTTGTATGGGGTGTTGATACCGTCCATTGCATTTACCCGAAAGGCTCAAAAGCAGGCTTGCAAAAGAAAGATATGGGTATCGTTACCGTCAATGACGACGAAGGCAACCGCTACGAAGCCCACGAAAGCAAATACGTTTGGGAAAACGGCTTGTGCGTCCGCGACTGGCGTTATGTTGTCCGCATTGCGAACATCGACGTAAAAAAACTGGATAAGACGCTGAAAACCGGTCCTAACCTGCCTGAATTGATGGTTGATGCTTTGGAACTTGTTCCGAATCTGAAAGGTCGCCCTGCGTTCTACATGAACCGCACATTGCGTCGTATGTTGCGCGCTCAAATTGCAGCAAGCGCAAACCACACCATTACCCAGCGCGAAGTTGGCGGCAAGTTGGTAACTCACTTCGGCGACGGCGAGGGCGTACCGGTCCGCGTTACCGACTCCCTGTTGTCCACTGAAGCCCGCGTGAAATAAGGAGTGACAAATGATTATTGATTCTTTACTGGAACTGTCCATCAAACAAGCCGTAACCACGTCTGCCGCATCGACCAACGTTGTTGATTTTGGTTTGAAAAATCCGAATCTTGGCAATGGGCCATCTCCGTTGTACGCCGTATTTACTGTCCCCGAAGCATTTACAGGCGGCTCGCTTACTATCGCCCTGCAAGATTCCGAAAACAACACGAACTTCACGAACGTCATTACCGGCGTAACCATTGCGTCAGCCGACCTGAAAGCGGGCGCGCAATACGTCCTGCCTTTACCGGTAAAACACCGCCGATATATCCGCGCCTATTATGCCGTCACAGGTTCGATGACAGCAGGCAAAATCAACGCAGCAATCGTCAGCGGCTTGCAAAACAACGAGCCGATGCCTGAATCTCGTAAAGTATGGAGTGGCAAATAATGAAAGTAGTAGCTATCAAACGCGGCTTTTACGGTCAAATCCGCGAAGAGGGCGACATCTTCGAAGTGGAAGACGGTCTGACTGCATCATGGTTTGAACCTGTTGCCCAAGAAACACAGCAGGAACAGATTCAAGAGCCGACAGGCGGTAAATACGACAATCTGACAAAAGAGGAGCTTCAAGCACTCTTAGATGAACGTGGTATTGACTATCATGGCAACACAGGCGAAGCCGCCCTGAAAGCCTTGCTGGAATCCAGCGACGAAGCATAAAGAAACGGAACAAGGGCGGGGAACCGCCCTTTTTTTAATGGATGAAAAATGTCTTCAGTAATCGATATTTGCAATTTAGCGTTAAGCCATATCGGGCAAGCAGCAGACGTATCAAGCATAGACCCACCCGAAAATTCAATCGAGGCGGAGTATTGCGCCCGATTCTATCCGATAGCGCGCGACACATTGTTAGAGGCTCACGCATGGGATTTTGCATTGAGGCGCGAACCGCTCGCCACTTTGAAACATAATTCAAAGCAATGGCGGTTCTGCTACGCAGTCCCAACGGAATGCCTGCAAATCATAAGCATATTCCCCGAATCGGCAGCCAATGATATTGACTGTCTGTCTATCAATCACGCCCGTGAGACGACCGCAGACGGGCATAGAATTATTTGGACAAACACTGAAAATGCGATTATTCGCTACACGCAGCGCGTTCAAAATTCACATCTATTCACGCCTGTTTTCACTATTGCGCTGTCTTGGAAACTGGCAGCAATGCTGGCAGGCGCAATCATAAAGAGCGATACCGGCGCGCAGTACGCGGCAATGTGTGAATCACAAGTGCAAAGCCTGATTGCACAGGCGAAAAATAACGACGCGCGGCAATTCTCACAACAAATCCAATTTACACCGGCAGCAATATTAGCGAGGCAGTAATGGCAAACACACGTCTTCTACAACAGTCATTTATCGGCGGCGAAGTTTCGCCAAATATGTTTGGGCGTATCGAAGACCCGTATTATCGGAACGGGCTTTCCGAGTGTCGGAACTTTGTTATCCGCCCCGATGGTTCGGCTGAGAATCGGGCGGGATTTGAGTTTGTGAATGTTGCGCGTAACGATTATTCCAAAGCACGCCTGATTCCATTCCAGTTTTCAAACGACCAATCCTTTGCAATCGAAATGGGCGTGGGGTACTTCCGCTTTCACACCAACGGCGCGACGTTACTGAATGACGAGGAGCAGCCCTACGAAATTTCCAGTCCATACAATGAAAACGAGATTTTCGACGTGCATTACGTCCAGTCAGGCGACGTGATGACGCTTGTGCATCGTAACCATTATCCATGCGAACTGCGCCGCCTGTCTGCAAAGCAATGGGAATTTAAGCCCATCACTTTCGGCGCGGCAATCGGATCACCAAAGGGTGTAACAGGTACTGCACATAAAGGCGGTGACGCAGGCAATCCGAACAGGGTTTATTACAACACTCAATATTGCGTAACCGCAGTCAGCAATGATGGCTTAAATTCCGAATCTGAAACTTCGGAAATCGTCACGATAAACAACAACGTTTATGTCACAGGCAATCATAACCGCATCGAATGGCTACCAGTAGAGGGGGCTGGACGTTACAAAATCTACAAACGCACAAGCGGCATTTTTGGCTATATTGGTCAGACGAACGAGTTACATTTCATTGACGACAATATTGCCGCAGACACGTCTGTAACACCACCGATTTACGACAATATCTTTTTGCAGGGTGGGATAGATTCGTTTGTTGGCGTTAAACCTATCACAATCCCCAATTACGGAAAAATTGTTGCGCCGGTAATCGAGAGCGAGGGCAGTTATACAACCTTGTTTTCAAATGCCGGCGGCAAAGAAGTATTTACCGGAACACCGTTTAATACCTACATCGACAATGTAGCAGGAACCGTCACTTATAAAATCGAGCTTGAAGACAAGACAGGAAGCGGAGCCGTCTTGTCGTTGGCGTTTCTGGGCTATAAATTAAAGAGTGTGGAAGTTCTAAGCCCTGGTAGTGGATACACCAATCCTAGGCTAAAGGTTTACAAGAAAAAAGCAGGCACCGCTGACGAGTGGGAGGAGTACACAAGAACTATTACCCATGCTGCGATTAAATGGAATCTGTCTCAAAACTTCTCAATCCTGATCGGAGATGAGGAGGGGAGTGGAGCAGGCGCGGCAGCGAATCCGATTATTAAAGATGGGCAAATGGTGGACGTATTAATAACCTCTCGCGGTTATGGTTACAAAAAGCCAAGCATGATTCTGAAAGGCGAAAGCATCTCACAGAACATTGAATTTGAGCGAGCCGTTATAACCCAGTCTTCTTTCCCGTCTGCTGTTTCATACTTCCAGCAGCGGCGAGTATTTGCCGGCACCAGAGAAAAACCGCTGCAAGTATGGATGACGAAGACAGGGACAGAAAGCAACCTGAGCTACTCACTGCCGATTAAGGACGACGACCGAATCTCTTTCAAACTAGCTTCGCGCGAAGCAAGCATGATTCAGCATATTATCCCGCTGAATAAAATGATTCTGATGACGGGCAGCGCGGAATGGAACGTCAATACCTTGAACACTGACTACCTGACGCCATCGTCAATTTCAGTATCGCCCCAGTCCTACATCGGGTCGTCTATGGTTCAGCCGATAATCGCCAATAACTCGCTGATTTACGCGGCCGCACGCGGTGGACATGTTCGGGAACTTGCCTACAACTGGCAGGCGAACGGATACATCACGGGCGATATATCGATACGTTCAAGCCACCTGTTCGATAATAAAAAAATCCTCGATATGTGCCTGCAAAAATCGCCGTTCCCGGTCGTTTGGTGCGTATCGTCAGACGGGACGCTTTTGGGTCTGACATACCTGCCCGAACAAAGTATCGGAGCATGGCACAAGCACGACACAGACGGTCATTTTGAAAGTGTAACGTCAGTCACGGAAGGCGAAGATGATGTGCTTTATGCCATTGTCCGCCGCCATGTAAACGGCAGAGATTTACGATACGTTGAGCGCATGAAGCCGAGAAAATTCACTTCCCAGAAAGACTACTACTTCATGGACGGCGGTTTGACTTATCGCGGGAATCCCATAAGCACAGTAAGCAATCTTGGGCTTTTGGAGGGTAAGACGGTTTGTGTTTTAGCCGACGGAAACGTCATGCCGAAAACAGTCGTATCAAACGGCACGATTCACTTACCGGACGGAATCGAAGCGTCAGTTATCAGCGTCGGCTTACCGATAGAGGCGTCTATAACCACTCTTCCGCTTGCCTTTCAGGTTGATGCGGCAATGGGGCAGGGGCGCACAAAGAGTCTGAACAAGGTTTGGTTGCGGGTATATGAATCTGTCGCGGTTCTTGCGGGTATTTACGGCGGCAAGATGTATGAATACAAGCAACGAACGACAGAGGTATTCAGCCATCCGACCCGACCGAAGACCGGCATAATTGAAATCAACATTGGCGGGCAATGGGATGATGACGGATTGATGCAGGTCAAACAACATAACCCGCTACCGTTAACCGTTCTGTCGGTATCCGCCGAGTTTTCAGTCGGTTGAAGCCTGCATATAAAACAAAGAACTCATGGTTAAATTCCTAAATTCAGGAGGTTTAATCATGAGTTCTTCTTCTATTGATTGGAATAAATTTGGCGATTATGCCGGACTTGCCACGCAGGGAATCGGCGTAATCGGTCAAGTTGCGGGCGCGTTTTATTCCGCCCGTTCCATCCGCAGAAATGCGGAGCTTCAAGCGTTCATGGCGGAAATGAATGCCAAAAACAGCGAACGACAAGCGCAAAACGTTTTCTTGCAACGCGATAAACAGATAGCCGCACTTGGAATCAAATCAGGTCGTCTGAAAAGTTCCCAGCGTGTAGCACTGGCTGCGAACGGCGTGGACTTATCCAGCGAAAACGCCGTAGAACTTTTGGCAGATACTGAATTTATGAAAGAGGTCGATAAGGACCAAATCGAACAAAACGCAGTTGCCGAGGCGTGGGGATACCGTTTACAGGGCGTTCAGCACCAAAACCAAGCATTATTTGCACGGGCACAGAAAGCGGGAGTTTCGCCACTGCTTGCAACGCATAACACCATGCTCACGGGAGCCAGTCAGGTTGCGCAAAACTGGTACGCCCTGAAGAAACAGGGCGCGTTCCAAAGCAAGCAAAAAACAGACGACCCGATTTACGGGTTATACGCCATGAATAACGGGTGGAAATAATGAGAGTACCGACATCAAACGAATTTAGCGTCGGCGTAGCAAATGCGCCGTCAGCAAACTTTGCCGCGCCAAATCTTCCCGATGTTGGCATAGAGGTAACGCGCGCAGGCAATCAGGCATTTTCAGCAGGGCAAGAGGTTGTAAACGCGCAGATGAAAATGCTTGCGGAAATGAACGAGCTTGCGACCGATAACGCCTTGGCGCAAGTAAAGGCATTCGAGCAGGATTTGCGCGTCAATCCCAATAACGGCTACGAAAACTTGCGCGGCGAAAACGCGCTGAATCGCCCGAACGGTCAATCATTGGTCGATGAATACGACGGCTACCTGATGGAACACGCCAACGCGATTAAAGACACGCTGAAAAACGACGTGCAAAAAGCATTGTTTACCCAACGTCTTGACGGCATCCGCCAAACCCTGCGCAACAAAACCGGCGAGCATTTACTGACAGAGGGGAGGAAATGGAAAGACACCTCGCTCAACACGCAAATCGAATTGGCAGCCAATTCGTTTTCACTTTCCACGACGGACGAAGAACGGGACGCAGCCATCGACCGCGCCATCTCAGCGGCAAAAGGACTTCAAGACCTGTATGGCTGGGATAGCGAAACCATGCAGAAGAAAGTCATGGACGCTTCGGATAAGGCAATCAGCCAGGTAATCGACGACAAAATCGACAAGGGAGACTATGCCGAAGCCCGCCGCCTTGCCATCCAATATGGCGCATTTGCGCACGGCGAAACCGTTGTCAAAGCGCGCCAAAAAATCGAGCAGGCATATCAAGACCAAATCATCGAAGATGCGACCGCCAATTTCAAGCCAGGCGATGTGATTCAAATCCCTGTTAATACCGATTCATCGAAAGCAGAGACGGGCAACCCAGTACATGACACTGTGAACCGAATTATCGGCGCAGAATCAAGCGGCAACCCAAACGCAAAAAATACAAAAAGTTCTGCTGAAGGACTGGAGCAGTTCATTGATTCAACGTGGTTCTATATGGTGCGGAAATATCGACCAGACATAGCTAATGGCAAAACTAACGCGCAGCTTAAAGCACTGAAACGAGACCCTGCGATTGCTCGTGAGATGACAACCCGCTACGTTGAGGAAAACGCCGCCCTACTCAAAAAACACGGCTTCCCGGTCAATGTACGAAACCTGTACGTTATGCACTTTTTGGGCAGCGGCGAAGGACCGAAGCTGTTACGAGCCGACCCGAATCAACCTGTATCGTCTTTCATTTCGGCGCAATCCATCGCCGCAAACAAAACGGTTTTATCAGGCAAGACCGCGCAGCAGGTTTTGGACTGGGCGGCGCGCGCAATGAAAGTGGGTAAAGACATCGGCGGCGGCACAAGTTACGTCAGCATTCCCACTGGCGACCCCGTAGCGATGGAAAAGGCAATCCGCCAACTTCCGAAGAATCAGCAGGCGAGCGTCAGAGCGAATATCAACCGTCAAATATCGGCTTATAAAGAAGTCGAAGAGCAGCGGAAGAACCAACGCGACAACGCCATTGCGGGAATTATCGAAACCAACGGCGGGAATGTTCAGTCCGTTCCGCGCAGTGCGTGGGCAGCCCTTACCCCCGAAGAAAGACGGAAATTCACAGCATTTGGGCAATCCATCAAAACCAGCAATGAGAAAGAATTGCAGGACAGATACGTTGACGACTACCTGATAATGCAGAATCCAGACGTATTAAGCAAAATGAGCGAAGACAGCATTATCGCTTTACGCCCCAAATTGGGCAGGTCGTGGACAGAATCACTCTTAAGGAAGAAACAGAGTATCGAGAAGAAGGGCATTCAACACGCCAAATTATCAAACCTGCGATTCAATGAAACATTGCGCCAAGAGTTTGATATCGACCCCGATAAGACAGGCAAGTCAAATGAACAGAAACGACAAATTGCCATTATTCGATACAACAGCGACCGCGCTATTGAGGCGGAAGAAAAACGGATTGGCAGGGAAATGAGTGAGGATGAAAAAGTAGCGACCATTCGCAAACTTGCCGCCGCCACTGTCGTGACAGAGCGCGGGTGGTTTGGCGACACCAAGAAATCAATTTTGGAAATCTCCCCCGACGACAAAACAATTTCCGTGAGATATTAATTATGGCAGATACAAACGACATTCAAAAACGACGCGCCACACTACTCAATAGCTTGGGCGTGAATCCTGACGAAGTAGCCGAAATCAACCGCAAGGCGGCAAAACTGAATGTACCGGTCGGCGTGATAAAAGAAATGCCGCAGACGGCAAATACCCGCATGAAGCTGAACGAAATCGAAGCGCAAGTCGGCGGGCTTTCCATTCTTCCGCAACGTCTTTCGGATCAGAAATTTTCCGACCTATCGCACGACGACATCGGCGAACTTTCAGAAATCGAGCGCAAAGCAGGCGTATTACGCGCCGCGCCCGAAGATGGATTTTTCACAGACATAGGGAAATCCCTGAAGCGCGGCTGGCTGACCGCCGAAAAGAACTTCAACGGTATGTTCATGCGTTCGGACGTATTTGGACTTAACCGCCAACGCGAAGCAGCGGCAAAAGCAAATGGCGTGTATTACAACCGCGAATTGGATATCGCCCATTCCCAAGCGAAATTACAGCGAGATATCGACCGATACGCGCCTGACGCGACACTTCAGAACCAGCAACGTGGACTTGCCGAACAGAAAACGTTGGCAGGGGCTGCCGGTTATCTTGTCAAAAATCCAACCCTGTTACTCAACACGTCAGCTGAATCACTGGGGCAGAATGCTTTAGGTTTGGTGGCAGGTTTGTCAACGGGCGGAGTCGCTACCATCGGAACGGTCGGTGCATCGTCAGGCGCGCAGGAATACGCCGCGACGATGGAAGAAATGCTGAATGAACACGCGCACGAATTGGGCGGCATGACCGAAACGCAAAAATACGCATACGCCCTGACACGCCAAGACTGGATGGACGAAGCAAAGAAAAAGGCGTGGAAGCGCGGCATCGCTATCGGTCTGTTCGATGCGGCAACCGCTGGTGTAGCAGGTCGTCTGCTTGGAGGTGCAACAGGCAAACTAAGTGCGGCGGCGCGAACCGCAGGGGAGGCGGGCATTCAGGCAGGCGGCGGAGCGGCAGGCGAAGCAACAGCACAAGCACTGACTGGGGAATACAAGCCGGGCGATATCATCATGGAGGCGTTCGCGGAACTTCCGACAGGCGCATTTGAGGCGCGGAGTAATTACAAATCAGCACGCGCCAAAGTAGAGGAGCGAGCCGCCCAAGTTCAGGCGGCAGAGCAGGCACGCGCGCGCCTAAAAGAACAGGCGCAAGCTGTTACCAATTCCCGCCTGACAAAACGCGCCCCCGACGTTCAGGCTTCCTATGTGAATGATGTTTACGCCGACAATCAGAAAATATACTTCGACGGCGGCGCATTGATGCAGTCTGGACGCGCGGCCGCTGTTGCCCAAGCCATGCCCGATATGGCGGCAAAAATCCAAGAAGCGGCGGAAACGGGCGGCATGGTAGAAATGACGCGCGGAGATTTCCACGCCCGCTTGACACAGGAAGACCAAAACGCACTGGCTGAAATCGCAATGGAAACACCCGATTCCATGACCGCCGCCGAAGCCGAAGAAATCCGCAAATCAGGATTTGACGCCATGATGGATGAAGCCTATCAGGCTGATTTGACGCGCCATCAAGAAGAACAGGCGCAGGCGGAACAAGACCGGCGCGTAGCGGAATTTGAAGCGTTCAAAGAGGAGGTAAAGGAACAGCTCACCGCGACAGGAATCATGGACGGTGCGCAGGCTGAAGCCAATGCGACGCTGTACGCCCGCGCCGTTGAAGCCCTCGCAGGCCGTCTGAATATGGGAATCCGTGATTTTGACGCGGCATACGGCGGCTTGAACGTGGTCGGAGAAAGCCTGATTGACGACGGCGTATTGAATCAGGCGTTGGCAAGCAACCCGCCGCGCGGATGGGTGCATAGCGAAAACCCGCAGGATGCAATCAACATTTGGACAACAGACGGACGGGAAGCCGCGAAAAACGAAGCTGTATTTTGGACTTTGGATAACGCGGCAGACACCGGAATTGCCGATACACAGGGATATTCACATTCCATCAGCCGATTTGCAGCACACCACATCTACAAAGAACATGGCAACGCCAAAACGGAAGAAGAACGCGGACAGATTGCCGTAACAGCGGAGGATTTGACGCGGATTCCCGATATGGTTACATCGCCTGACAAAATCGTAACAGGTTTTCAATCAGAACAAGGGGCTGAACGGGTTGCGTATTTAAAGAGATTTGATGACGGGCTGATGGTTTATATAGCCGAAGCCAGCCGTAAAAAGAAAGATTTTCGAGCTATTTCCATGCGGAAGTATCCCCCAACGGCAATATCCGAAAATGTCATCAAAAACATTTCCAGCCAAAGCCTCAACGTCCGAAACGGGGAGGGGGCATATGACAATTCTACCCCCAACACAGACGCCAATCAAGACATACTGTTCCAATCCGCGACCGAAGAGCAACGCCAATTCGATGAAACCGCCATGCAATACGGCGGCGAGGAGGTATACAACAAAGCCAAGGCGAACGGCGAAACCGAACTGACCTACCGCCAATGGGTACAGGTTCGCACGCCCGCGTTCAAGGCATGGTTTGGCGATTGGGAAAACGACCCGAACAATGCTTCCAAAGTCGTGAATCCGGAAACGGGGGAGCCGTTGGTGGTGTATCACGGGACAGATGCAGAATTTAATGTATTTGACCGAAGTAAAGTTGGTTCAAATACGGATAACGGGATGCGCGGTAAAGGCTTTTATATGGCTACAGATAGGCGGACGGCAGAAGGATACGGAAACCGCCTGATAGAATCGTTTACAGACCTGAAAAACCCTTTCTATCCGTCTGATTTTGAATCCGCCGAAGCAATAGCGCAATACCTGACTGAGAAACTCGAAGCAAAAGGGTTTGATGAATATACCGTTGATGAGGCTATGTTCAAGATTCGGGACGGTAGATTCACGGTCGGACAATCATATTCCGGAACTTTTGCTGGCATACTGAAAGATGCGGGTTTTGACGGGGTTGTCTATCAAAAAGCGGAAGAGGTGATTGCCTTCCGTCCCAACCAAATCAAATCCGCCACCGACAATACCGGCGCATTCTCGCCCGAAAACGACAGCATACTGTATCAAGGCGGCGCAGACCGTGGAATGTTCAGCCGCGAACATAACCTGATTGCCCTATTGAAAAACGCCGACGCTTCTACATTCGTTCATGAACTTGGGCATTTCTTCCTTGAAACAAATACCCGCATCGCCCGCGACCTGACCGCCAAGCCTGCCGAAAACCTGACCGAACAGGAACGGCAATTCCTGTCCGACGTTCAGACGGCCTTAGATTGGTTCGGTGTGAAAGACCTTGCCGCATGGGACGCAATGAGCCTGAACGAGCAACGCGAGAATCACGAGAAATGGGCGCGCGGTTTTGAAGCCTACCTGTACGAAGGCAAAGCACCAAGCGAAGAATTGCGCGGGTTGTTCCGCCGTTTCCGTTCATGGTTGAAGCAGGTATATCAATCCCTGAAAAACCTGAACGTAGAATTGACCGATGAAGTCCGCAGCGTGTTTGACCGAATGTTTGCCAGCGACGAGCAGATTCAGCAAGCCCAATACATCAACGGCATGACCCCGATGTTTGAAGATGCGGCACAGGCGGGCATGGACGATGCGGATTATGCGCAATACCGGCACAACACCGAACGTGCGACAGCAGAAGCGCAAGACGACCTGACCGCCCGCGCATTACGCGACATGGCGTTTATCCGTAATCTTCGTGCGCGAAAAATCCGCGAGATGCGTAAGCAGTATAAAGCGGACTTCCAGCGCGCGGAAATGGCGGCGCGCGGCAGTATCATGAGCCAGCCTGTATATCGGGCATGGCAGCTTCTGACTGCCCGCATGACCGAAGAAAACCGCATCGGGGACGGCAAACCGAAATTCAACAAACAGGTTGACGCAGCGCATGACAGCCTGTTTGAAGCCATAGCCAAACTGGGCGGCGTGAATAAAGACGAAATGATTAGTCAATTCGGATTAGACCCGAAAGACAAAATCCCCGCCGTCCATATCGGATACCCCGTATTGAGAAAAACCAACGGGCGCAGCATCGACCGCATGATTGAAGCTTTGACCGAAGAGGGATACTTGCCCGTTGACGATACAGGCAAGGCAGACCCGCGCGATTTTGAAGAACGCTTCTTCGATGAAATGCGCGGTACCAAGCGTTACAGTTCCGCCTATGTTCCGCACGAGAAAAAGGCGGGCGACCATGTAGCCAACCCATACGCCCTGACCGCCGTCCGCTTCGACCATGACAGCCTTGTCGCAATGGGCGTGGACGGGCAGACGCTTGAACGCCTGATTGATTTTGACATGACGCGAAAAAACGGCGGAATGCACCCTGACCTTGTATCAGACCTGATTTTGAATGAGGACGGCGAGCCGGTATTCTCAGGCGGTGAAGATTTAATCCGCGCCCTGACCGAAGCCCAGCCGCCGCAGGAAGCAATCGAAGAAACCGCCTATCTGAACGTTCTCGCAGAAAAAGGCGAAGTGCCGACGCAGGCAGACTTTGAAGAAGCCGCCGACCTTGCCGCCCACAGCGAAATCCGTCAGCGCATCATCTCCGCCGAGTTTAAAGCACTATCCAAAGCAACAGGGGCGGCAAACCTGATCCGAAAAGCGGCATCCGTTTACGCACAAGAAAAAGTCGAGCAAATCAAAGTCCGAGATTTGCGCCCGTCGGTCTATACCCGCGCGGAAGCCAAAGCCGCCAAAGCAAGTATGGAAGCATTCCGTAAAGGCGATATTCCGACCGCCGCTACGCAAAAACGCAATCAACTGTTGCAAAACTCAATGGCGCGCGAAGTCTTAAAAGCCCGTGAAGAAATGGAAACGGCACGCAAATACTTGAGCAAATTTAACCGCGTCGTCAAATCCATTGATATTGAGTACCGAGAGCAAATCGAAGCGTTATTGGAATCGGTGGAATTGAGCAACGCACCAAGCCTGAAAGACTTGGATAGGCGCACATCATTGCTTGAGTTTGTCAAAAAGATGGAGGAGCAAGGCAGGGCGCACAACATCGACGCTGAATATATCGCGGAAATTCAAGCGAAACGGAACTACCGTGAGATGACCGTAGAAGAAATGCGCGTATTGGTTGATACCGTGAAAGGCATTGAACATCTAGGTCGTCTGAAAAACAAGATGCTGACCGCCCGCGACAAGCGCACCTATCAGGAAATCCGCGATAACATCGTTGAATCCATCAAAGAGAATGCGCGGACGCACGATAAGCGCACATCGACGGCAGCAAACAACATCGAACGTGTAGAAGACGGCTTCAGCGGGTTTATGTGGGGACATATCAAGATATCGTCTATCGCGCGCATACTGGACGGCGGCAAAGACGGCGGCGCGTTTTGGAACTACTTCATCCGCCCAATCAACGAGGCAGCCGACCGCGAGGCAACCATGACAGCGGAGGCGGCGGAAAAACTCGAAGAAATCTTGAAACCGCTGAATGACAAACTTGGCTTTAAAGAGTATTGGAGCAAAGGGAAAGAATACATCGGCTTAGGAAGATTGAACCGCCGCCAACTGTTCGCCATCGCCTTGAATATGGGTAATGACGGCAACATTCAACGCTTATTGAGCGGCGGACATGGCAATATGCGCGACTGGAAACTCGACCATGTATTAGGCGCACTGCAAGACCTGACGAAAGCGGAATGGGAAGCTGTTCAAAAAGTTTGGGATATGTTCGAGAGCTACCGCCCACAAATTGCTGAACTGGAAAGAAAGGTTGTAGGTACGGAGCCGCAATGGGTTGAACCTAAGCCGCTTACCATCCGTGCCTCAGACGGCGAGATGCTGACATTGCGCGGCGGGTATTACCCAGCCAAATATGATTCCACTAGCACACAGGCGGCGGAGAGCGGTAACGCCCTTGCTGACATCGAGGACATCAAGAGCGCGGCGAAGATGGCGGCAAACACGCGCCATAACTTCACGAAAGACCGAGCGGAAGCCGTGAAGAATCGCCCGTTGCTGTTGGATTTGTCCGTTACATACAACGGAATGAACGAAATCATCCACGACCTTACGCACCGCGAAGCCGTCATCGATGCGGCACGCCTGTTGAAATCAAGCAGCATTGACAAGGCGATACGCGAAACACTTGGCGCACAGGCGAAAAGGCAATTAAACAAAGCCCTTGAAGATATTGCCCGCGGCAACACCGCCCCCGTAGAAGGTTTAGATAAATACTCAGGATTGCTGCGCCAAAACGTCAGCATGACCGGGCTTGGTTTCAACGTCGTATCGGCAGCCGTCCAGCTTACAGGCTTCATTCCTGCCGTTACCCGTCTTGGTGGGAAATATGCGTGGGCAGGTTTGTCACAATACACCACCCACCCCATCAAGGCGACGCAATCGGCGATGGAGCAGTCGGAGTTTATGCGCAACCGTGGCAACACCCGATTGCGCGAAATCCGAGAAGTGGCGGCAACCATCAACGGTGCGGGCAAAATCCGTAAATTCCTGAATAAGTATTCATACTGGCTGATGATGAAAATGCAGCAGGTCGTCGATACCGCCATTTGGCATGGAGCGCTTGCAAAGGCTATGGATAGCGGCAAAGACCTGGACACCGCCATCAAACTTGCCGACCAAACCGTCCTAGACACACAGGGCGGCGGACAAATCAAAGACCTTTCGGCATTTGAGCGCGGGAGCAATACCAAAAAGCTGTTTACCGTGTTCTATGCCTACATGAATACCGCCCTAAATCAGGGGTTTGTCGAAGCCAAAACACAAAAAAGCAAAGCCAAATTGGCGGCGAATTTGATGATGATTTACGTCGTGCCGACCGCGCTTACCGCCCTGATGAAATCCGCACTGATACCGGGCGACGATGATGATGACTTGGCAAAGAAACTGGCGAAAGAGCAAATCAGCTTCTTACTCGGTTTATTTGTTTACGGGCGAGAACTGACCCAGCTTGCCAATATCGTAACCGGCGACAGGTTCTACGGCTACGCAGGCCCATCAGGTTTACGACCGATTGACGATGGATTCAAATTCGTACAACAGGCGGTACAGGGCGAATTTGACAGCGCGTTTGTCAGGGCGAGCGTCAATCTATTGGGCGACGCTTTCGGCTTGCCGTCCGCGCAAATCAACCGAACCATCAAAGGGGCAGAAGCATTACAAAATGACGAAACGGACAATCCTGCCGCGTTACTGTTCGGGTATCAAGGCAATTAATCAGTCCTGCATATAACAGCCTCTTTGAGAAATATCATTAGGTATTTCCAAAAGAGGCTTTTTTTATGGCAATCCATTCTCAAAGCGTCAAGACGGGCTTTTTCATCGGCAACGGTGGAGAGCGAACATACCCCTTTAGCTTCAAGATTTTCACCCCTGCCGACGTTGCCGTCTATACGTCAAACAAAGCAGGAACGGACGAGGTGAAGCTTGCATTTGGCGAAGAGTACACAGTGTCAAAAAACGCCAATCAAGACACCAATCCGGGCGGGTCTATCACGCTGGTAAACCCACTTCCCGAAGGACGAAGGATGATTATCGTAAGCGGGTGGAGTTATACGCAACCTACCACGTTTACAAATCAGGGCGGTTTTTATCCGCAGGTATTAAACGGCAGTCTTGACCGACAACTTATCTTGACATTGCAACTATTAGACCGATTGCGTCGAACATTGCACCAACCCATAACGTCCGACAAAGAACTCAACCTAGCCATCCCCAATCCCGAACCGAAATCAGGGCTTTCATGGAGTGCTGACGGCACGCGGATAGTCAACAACGACTACCCGCAGCAGGTGGAGCAATTCCAGCAAGACGTGCGCGGGTATGAGAAACAGGTCGGAACATTTAACGGCACGGTCGAGGAGTTCAACAAGACACTGGGCGAAAGCAAGAAAGAGTTTACAGACCAGTCCGACCGCTTCCGGTTATCCGTTGACAACCTGAATACCGCCTTTAGCGAACGGTCGGCGGAAGTGAAAGAAAAGGCGCGGCAGATTGAAGAATACGTTTTCAACGAATCGGGGCGGACAAGCCTGTCAATCGCCGACCTATATGCCCAGCTTGGCGCGATCACACAGGACGGCGGGTATTCAAACATCCCCGACGAAAGCGGTGTAAGTGAGCGTTTCTTGCGTGATATGCAGCTTTATTTTGGCTATTCCGCCTATTCAAAACTGCCCGACGAAAGCGGAGTCAGCGAGAACTTTTTGGCGCAGTTAAGCAATTACTTTGGCAAACCATACACCCACCAAGACAGCAAGCAAGACGGTGTCAGTGAGAATTTTTTAAACGAACTTAGAAAATATCTAGGAGTTAAACAACCATGAGCATAAATCTAGTCGGCAATACCAACTACGAAAAGGGCATGGCAATCATGTCCGAGCAAATCAAAGCCATCCAAGAAAAGCTGAAAATGACGGGCGGCAATTTAGATAACGCGACTATCGGCATGACGGGGAAATTCCGTAATACCGTCCAGCTTTTGATTAAGCTGGAAGAAGCCGAGAAAAACAGCGCAATGGTAGAACTGGAGGAAGGTATTTACGAACTGCCATTCCAAATCAAAATCACGAAACAAAACTTCCCGAACGTCAAAGGTATTAAAGGCGCAGGCCGTGATAAAACCGTCCTGAAATACGGCTGGGGGCAGGAAATCGATTGGGACCCTGATACCAATAAAACCGATGCCCGTTGGTTCGGCGGCATTTTGATTAACGGCGTGAAAGACAAGGTTTTGAAAGACTTCAAAATCGAATACACCGGCGAATTTTACCGCGAGGGCAATACCTATTTCGGCGCGATCAACAACATCCACATCAACAATTCAAGCGGCTGCCTTGTTGAGAACGTTGAATCAACAGGCGCAAACCGCATGGGCATTTACCTGACAAGTAACGAGGCGGCATTTACTGATAATGACAAGGTATTCCGTGGTGAATTGAGTGTTGACAACCTGACGCACCACTCAATGAACAACCGTGTCGTTAACTGTTACTGCCACCACAACCGCGTCGCCGGTATTTCCGCGGCGAATCAAATCAACTGCATAATCGAAAACAACGTATTAGAACGAAACGGACACGAGAAAGACGGCGGCACTGGCTACGGCTTCGCTTCGGGAGCAGGCTCAGTTAATGTGAATATGATTATTCGCAACAACCGCGCGATTTACAACTATCGCAAGGGTATCGACTCGCACGACGCCTACGACTTTATCGTCAAAGACAACCACATCGAGGGCAATCGCCTGTTCGGCATTGCGATTGAAAGCCGTGGTTATCCGCAGCGTAAGATTGAAATCGAGGGTAACAAAATCATCCAAGACCCGAAATTCCGCTTAGCCAAAGATGACGACTACCCTGAATATGAAAAAGACCGAAACCGTGACTACTATCGATACACATCAATCCGTATCGAAAACAAATCGCAGCCAAATCAGGCTTGGCGAAAACAACCGGCAAATGTGTCAATCAAAATCAAGAACAACGAAATTACCAGTATCGAATGGGATGGCCGCGGCGTTCACCGCGTGTTTGAAATCCGAAACAACGAGCAAGCAACGCACGTTCGATTGAGCACTGAAATCTCAGGCAACACCATCAACGGCAAGAATGTTCACAACATCTTCTTCGGTGCTGGACCGGGTCATAACGGATTGGGCGACTTTGTGTTTAAGAACAACAAAGTGACGCTTGAGCAGGTTGTTGAAACGCCGTTCTACATTCAAGAAACGAATCGAAGCGGTGAAATCGGCGGCGTGTTTGAAGTAAGCGGCAATACCCTAAACTTTGGCAAGACTGCCGACCAAGCAGACAACGACATCATGTTCTTCAAGACCGATGTTAGACCACTGATTAAATTCAACGGCAACACATTACAGTATGCCGGCGTCCGTCGTTATCAATTCGGCTTTGCTTCGCAATCTCAAAACAGTACGTCCAAGTTTGAAATCATGAATAACACTTGGACAGGCCCGACTAAAGACAGCTTTACAGGTAAGTTCATCAACCTGACAAACATCTCCGCCGCAAACGTGAACGTTTACAACAACAAAGCGGGAGAGGAAGTCATCACTTTTGAGGGCGCGACCACCAATGCCGAATCCGCCACACCGAAAGAGTTGCCAGCAGAATCAGCAACCCCGAAAACATGGGAAGAGACATACGCAGCCGCCAAACCGACCGCAACCGTAACCGCACCTGCTGCAACCTACACCCTCAACTGGGAGGGAGCGACGGCAGAAAGCGTAAGCAGTGCAGACGGTCAATTCACTATTACCAAAGCCGAAGGCGAGGAGGGGGCAACACCGAAAGATTATCCGGGCTTAATCGATAAAGAGGGTGGTGCTATTCGTGCACGCCTGAAGTTTGCAAAAGGTTCAGCAGGTGCTTACGGATTGGTAAGTATGCCATTGACGGAGCGAATCACAACAATACTTCTCCCAATCAAGGTCATCAACCTTGGGGGGCGTAGTAAAACCGGTGCGATTGTTGCGGGTGCATTTAAGTCAGCAACAAACACAGCAGTCGATGGGGCGATTGTCTTCGTCGAGGGCAGCACAGAGGACAAATTCCGCATTACCCGTCCTCTCGGCGTTACCGTTGACGGCAAGGTTTATAAAAACGAGGAACTGTCTTTCAACAAGACCTACGTTATCAGCATGAACGTCGGCGTCGGCGCAGACCGAATTACCATCGGTTCAGCGTACAACGGCAACGGCATGGCTTCCGTAGATATCGGCAAAGACTTGGCATTCTTCAATCGCAGCATGAGCGAAGCCGAGCTTCAAGCCGCCGCCCTTGAAATCGTCAAGAAAGTTAAACCTGAAGTATTGCAATAACCAAGACGCCGCCTGACTCAGTTGGGCGGCATTTACAGAAAGCACAAAAATGAACAAATTGGAAACGTCCGTACAAGCAGCCTCACAAGCATCAAACTACGCCAGTAACGCAACATACGGCGGCGCAAGTGTCGGAATTGCAGGAGTGTTTGGCGGCATTGATTGGATTGCCATTGCAGGCCTAGTCATCGCCGCAGGCGGTTTTATCGTCAATGTTTACTACCGCTACAAGGAAAACCGCCGCGCCGAAGAATTGCACGAAATGCGAAAAGAAAAAATTAAGAAAGGAAACTGTTATGAAGATTAATCACAAAGTCCCTATCGCCATCCTTAGCGCGTCTGTCATTGCCATTTTCGGTATCAAGGCAGAGGAGGGATACCGAGCCAAGCCATACCACGACATCGGCAAGGTTGCGACAGTAGGACATGGCAGCACCGTTTACGAGGACGGCAGCAAGGTCAAAATTACCGACCCGCCCGTCAGCCGTGAGCGAGCCGATAAAATGCTGCGCGCCCACGTCGGCAAGGACGAAGCAAAGATGAAAGCCATGTTACCGGGCGTTGAATTATCTCAAGGCGAATATGACGTTTATATCGACTTCTTTTACAACTTCGGAGCGCAAAAGTTTTACACGTCGTCCATGCGCCGCGAACTGCTTAAGGGAAACCATGTGGCCGCCTGCCGCGCCCTGTTGCGTTACCGGTTTGCCGCTGGGCGCGATTGTAGCCGCCCCAGCAACTGGGGTCCTCGTGGCTGCAAAGGTGTATGGACACGCACCGAAAAACGCTACAACAACTGCATGGCGGCGCAATGACACCTAAAGAGTTTTGTGAGCGCATGATTAAAGAGTGGCAAACCAAAAGCCGAGAAGCGAGCGAAAACGCAGACCTAGCGGCTTTTGAGTTAGCCGAACAAGAACTGTTCAACTATACGGAGATGTTAAAACGTTATGATACTGATATTACTTAAAAAATACTGGCGGTATATCGCCATCATCGCCGCCATCATCGGTCTTGTTTTTTGGTGGAATGGAAGCGTAAAGAAAGCCTACCAAAAAGGCCGCGATGATATGGCATTGGAAATATCAAACCGCCTGAAAGAAGAAGCAATTAAACAAGCAAAAGAGTTTCGCGCCTCGTCTGAAAAATACCAAACAGACAAAGCCGAACGTGAAGAAAAAGAAAGGATACAATATGTCGAAGTTAAAAAAATCGTTGAACGCCCTGTTTATCGCAACGTCTGCCTTGATTCTGACGGCGTGTCAGTCATCAACGCCGCCATCGCAGACAGCAATTAAGCCGCCCGCCGATTTGGTACAACCATGCCCCAAACTACCAAAACTGGTAGGCGATACCGGCGCGGACATCCTGCCATGGTCGTTACAGGTCGTCCATCTGTATAATGACTGCAAGGCACGGCACAAGGCATTGTCAGAGGCAGTAAGCAACTAAAAAGATTCCCGATGGTTGATACGTCGGGAATTTTCTTTGCCCCGCCTGATATAATCCATAATATATCAACTGGAGTATATGCAATGTTCAACTTTTTAAAAAAAAGAGAAGCTCGACTTGGCGAGGAACTGCAAAAACGCACGCAAAGAATAATTGACAATACAGTGGCACAAAAGGTTGACGAGCTGGTGGAAAAAGAAAGGATCCATATAAGATATAACGTAACTCGCGAATGTGCACAAATAATAGAAAATCAAGATAAATTAATTGCAGCCCTAAAGGCGCAGCTCGAAGAGAAAGAAAATATTATCAGAAAACAAGATGCGCTAATTGCAGCTTATCAAGCAACACATCAAAAATAAAACCATCCCGATGTTATTAATTGTTAACATCGGGATTTTCTTTTAAATTTAATTCTCAATAAAATCAATAACATACCAAATAATCAAAAAAACCTCTTGCATTACCGACAAAATGGCGGTAATATACACACATCGGCAGACAACACAGACCGCCGAAAATATGATTAACCACTGACCGCCATCGGGCGGATAGGAGCAAAAAATGAGCGATTACAAAAATATAGACATCACTGTTTTACAAGCAAAAATGGATAGAGAGGCTGCAATCGCACGCGAGTTGAACGATACCCCGATTACAGAGGGCAGCCAGAAACAGATTGATTGGGCTATGGATATTAGATGGCGCAAAGCAGACGCAGCCGCAAAAGTTATTCGCCAAATCGAGGACAATAAACTAGACGACCCCGAAATGACGGCAAAACAACAAAAAATCATTGATTTTTATAAACAAACATTTGCTAATAATTCTGCAAAGTTTTGGATCGAAAATGATTGCACATCTTTTGATGCATACTGGATCCAAAACCATCAAGCCGAAATTTTTAAATAATATTTAATTTGCCGCCTTCGGGCGGCGGAAAGGTAAAAAATGAAATACTCTAAAGCCAAATCAATCGCAAAGACTGGCCAGTACCACCTTACTTTTAAAACCCTATGGGGCAAATTACCAAAAGAATTAGTAGAAAAATCAACAGCTAAGAATCTCGCTATCATTATTGATTTGATGTATGCGCAAAAAGAATACGGCCATTCAGAGGCTTGGCGCGAATTATCATCATAAGTTGTTGACAGGGTGGGTTTAAAGGCTTAAGATTTGCCCTGTCTTATCCGGCTGTTCTCAGCCGCGAGTGTTGAAACCATAGAGCTATCTTAATGATAGCAAACCAAGCAAAAGCCGCCTGATTTACTCAAGCGGCTTTTGTTTTATCGGAGGCATTATGGCAAAAGGTAGGACAAGCATTACAGAGAGGCTTAAAAAGAGCCAAAAACGAGAGTCGCGCCGCAACATGGCGCACGAATGGGCAGATAAATGGGAGCAAGATTATTTAAGCCTACTCTCTCAAATTAAGCAGGCAATCAG